AACCAAGATGGGATAGAGCTTTAGTTAGTGCATCAGTCAATGCCATTTTGCCAGCGTCTTCTGCTGGTCGTTTCATATCCTTGTGCCAGAATGTTCTTGTACCAGCAATCGGACCAAATTTATTTTCTGGTAACTTTGTCCATATCGTTACCTTTGCAACAATAATTATAACGTCACCATTAGTAGGATAGTCATACTCTACACAGTATCCCCAACCTACACCTACTGGTCCAAATATCTTAGTCATCTTCATGATTTGATATTGTGGGTCAATAGATATAAAGCTTCTCTGACCAAACGATACGGTCTTCAGATAGTTTCTGTCAGGCACAGCTATAGAATTCCAAAGGTCTAAGTTCTCTTTGGTCTTCATAGACTTTTCGTAGTCTGGATCTTTCTTGTTCATGCTTTCTCCTTTACTTTTATTGTTCTTCTTTTCTCGGTTATGTTTACAGATAATAAATCACAATCCATCTGATATACATCTGGTGGTATGTGGCTCATCAATCTCTTCTTGGCTGACTCGTTCTTCTTTGCAGACTCAAGCGTATCAACATAGTCATGTGCATCTGACATCCACTCGTTGTCTCGATTCATATCAAGCTTGACTTTCCTATCGATCGTGATGCTTGAGATATCTGGGGTCTCCGCATCCCTATCGATAGGAGGCGACTTCTTGATTACATGCTCCCAAAACTGTGTGATCTTGCCAAGCATATTAGCACAGTAAACTGGATCAAACCCAACATGCTTTGATTCCCACTTGCTGTTGCCAAAGATGACAGATAGATAACAGCCGTCTGGTTTGTAGTCATGTACCTCACAATGCATGTTGTGTAGATGCATGTAGAATTGTATCTGCGGCATGTATCTCTCGATCACCTCATTCATGTTTGTAAAAGCATTGGTGTGTTTGGCTTCTACAATGTAGCTTTTCTTTTGGTTATCTACACACATCATGTCTGCTGTACCTTTCATTGGTACATAGCCACCCTCGAACTTGAGTTCATGTTGAAGCACACGCTGAGTGCCAGCCATTGTATAGCCAGGTGAATGCGATTGCACCCACCAGTTGAGATTGAAATCTTCTGTAAATGTACCGAGCTGAACAGCAAATACATCAGTCAGATCTTTGGGTTCTACAAGCCCAACCTTCTCCTGATATAGTTCTGCCCACTCGCCGTTCATAATTCTGATGGCATCAGTGCCACCGATAAAGCCTTGTCTATCCATAGTTTTCTCCTTATTTATATGGTTAATATAGTTTCACTTCTGCAACTGGTCAACAAAATAATCAAACCTATCGAGATAAAATTTGCGTCTTTCTAGGTCTGTTTTTATCAGTCCGTATATGTCTGAGTAGGGTGGGAGTATACGAAATGTTTTGATAGATACATTGTAGATGTGCATGATGCAATCTGCTGGTATATCAATCAGACTATCAATCATCATCTCGACACGCTCACTACACTCATCCATACTCGTTTCGTATGGACGTTGGAACAGATACTTCCAGCGACTGAATAGCTGGCGAACTCTATCCGGTCTATGTGGTGTTAGGTACGCTTCGACATTTGCTTTGGCGGCAAGAGCATCGGCAAGTTTGGTACAGCTGACATCAAGCATGCGTACATCTACAGACTCAAGAGCATTGAGTTCCTTTACTAGCTGTTCGTTTGCTCTAGCTGGTGAACGGAATGTGAGAAGGGTAGCAACGTTGCCACCCTCCCCAATAGATACGACTTTAGACATGTTTTCTCCTATGCTGATTTGTTAAATTTATAATCCTGAACCAACTTCGAGAACTTCGGTAAAGTTGATTCAAGCATATCAATAAGTAATTTTATTTTTTTGTCGGTATTAGTTTTCGACATTGGTAAAGACAGCTCACTAAGCTCATCAATCATTCGCTTAGTATCATCGAGAGCATTCATTATCTCTGCGTTTTCATCGCAATCGAGAACTGATTCTATCGCATAATAATAGTGATATAATTTATTCGATAAGTCCTGAAGTTTCCACAATTGTTTTGCTGTTGCAATCTCTTTAGGGTTGTCACCACTTGTGACACCATAAAAATATTTTGACTGCACAGAGTTAAGAGTTTTGTAAGTATTAAGTGTATTAAGTATTTTCATACTATCCTCCAATAAGTTTTTTAAATGTTGATTCCCATACTCGGTCACTAATTATTACACAGTATCTAGGGTCGCCAGTCTTACGTTTGCAGACTGCCATATCCCGATCTTCTAAGAGATTGAATACGTTTGGAAACGAACTCTTGTCTCGATACTTTACTTCTACAAAGAGAACCTGACCATCAATCTCGATAGTCAAATCCCCTTTGTATTCACCACCTAAACTGCCCGATAGTGGTTGTTTCTTTGTCTTTATACCTAAGTTATTCCATAGCTTTAGAAACCACCGTTCGTGATAGCTTCCTTTTGCTTTATTTTTGCTAACCATGTATCCTCCTCATAGCACTTGTGACATATCAAACTGCTCTTATATAGAAAGACTACAAAGTGTTGAGTCTGTTGACCACAAGCATCACACTTCTGCCATGCTCTTTGTTCTACTCCTTTATTTTTTTTGGAGCGTCGCAAGCTGGTCAATAGCTCGTTCAATCTTGATAGCAGTTTCATAGCGCAGCTCTGTGCCTTTTAGTTGTCTGTAGTATGTGGTCTTTGATAGACCAGCCCAGTTAAAAGCATCACGCAAACTGACCTTCTGATTCTCGGATTGAATTGTTAGCTGTTCCAAATAACTTTTCATAGAGAATAGGTCTACTACGCTTTGCTTGGATTGACAAGTATCTATTGATTGTTTTGTTACCTAATGCGGTAATGAAATATTTTCTTACTAAACTAGGCGCTCTTGGATTTGCATACAGTATGCGTTCGTTGTCTTGCATCTGTACTGATATGATAAAGCCGTACCGATGCTCGAGCTGGTGTAATGTTGTGCTGATTGTGCCATGCTTGAGATCTGGTAGTTCCTTCCGAAAAGTAGAATATGATATTCTTGGAGGCTTTGGGTTTGACTTATCTGTATATAGCTTTACTGTAGCTAGTATACGAACTTGATTAGACGTTAGTTTTTTCATGATAGTATCCTTCAACTGGGGAGGCTTTGACACCTCCCCTTTTTTGTATCAGACCACGCTGGTTACTGTATGGTGGTTTGTGCCAGAACTGATACATGTTATGGTTGCATTCTCTGTTCGAGTTTGTAATCAAAGACAAGATCCATCAATACCTCCATCGGCATGTTGGTTGTCTTGATACCTACCTCATCACAGAAATTAAGAAGGTCGAGACAAGGCATAGCGTTTACCTCGTCTTCGACCTCACATTTGATAGCATCATTGACTGGATGCGACATCAATCACTCCTTTCTCTTGATCGTCTGTTGGAAGATTTGACTCGTTACGCACATCATCGACAAAGTTGAATTGATTCACAATGTCTTTGAGTCTTTTGTAGACTTGCTCGATATCGTATCGTGTACTCCATTGTGGAAATCGAGCTTCGTCTTTTGATAGTGATTCATAGAACAGCATGTCCTTTCTGAATCTTTCTTCAAGTGTTACCATTTCTTTTCCTCGTAGTGTTTTCATTAGAATAGTTCCTTCTGTTGTGGCTCATCGCCTAGTTTTTGTTTAATGCTGGACAGAAACTCCTCATTGCTTATAGGAGTATCACAATGAGTTGTACCGCCGTAATATTCTGATTTGCGTGCCAGCATATACGAACGATACCCAGTTTCTGTCAGCGGACTCTTTACTTGATTACCATTTACATCGGTTACATTGAGTTCAAAGTGATCAACTACATAGGGCATACCATGCTCTGAATAGTTTAGATAATCACGACAAACTCGCACACTGTGTGTCAATCTATTCCACACAAATGTTCCTACATTCTCAAAAGCTTTCTGCATACTTTGCATAATCCTTTTGCCAGAATGGTTTCATCATAGGAGCTACAGCTTGACCAGCAAGCTCAGCATTCATAGTCATCTTCAGATCTTGTTCATAGTCTTTACGAAACATGTATCTTGCAAAGTGAACTTTGTTTTTTGTTTCTCGGATTGCTATGATGTCTGCTCCGTTCACATTGAGATCATGTATTCTTGATGCGAGTCGCCGACAACCAAAAGCCATTGCGTCTTTATCTGTGATAGATCCATGTAGTCGTATACATGCGAGAACTAATCCGCATTGCGAATCAGCTCTCGGCTCAATGAAGTATTTCTCATTGGTCATTAGTTTGCCTCCGTTACTGTTGTTGTAAATTGTAGTTCCTGGACTGGTGAATCAGGTCCACTCTCAATGTGTATGTCTAGCGTTCTGCATAACTCTGGTGAATACACACGCTCGATTGTATTGATTACTTCACCACGCTTGTCATAGAACTTGATTGTGTAGTCATCACGCCAAGTCAAATCGACATCGACACGACCTTTGTGTATGAATCCGTTGGTCTCCATTTTGATACCAGCTCTACGCTCTTTTGTTTCTGGTAATGCAAAACAGTTGTGACCAACAATAACTCCCCAGCAGTTCATAGCATTAGGATCTGCATACTGAATCTGCTTTAGGATTTCTTTACAATAATAAAATGTTTCATCTGTCATAGCTTTCTCCATTTATAAGTATATTAAAATTAAGTAATAAAATCAACTAGTTAAAATGTCGTGTCCTATTTAATCGTATTTATTAGGACACGGTACAATTCATGCGGCGATCAAACCTTTCGCCTGTAAATGGTATAGTAAACCCATAGCCAATGCATCTGCAAATCGAGTATATAATCTACTGTTGCCATTGCTGGTATCAACAACTTCATACATTCCCCATCTACCAGACTTATCAGAATAGGTTTTCCATATCTGAATATCACCATTCATTTTCAATCTGAAGTACTCAATACTCTCACAATTACCATCATACATGCGATCAACTTCCCAGTATGATTTGATATCATTTGATTTCAACATAGCTTTCTCCTTTAAAATTACTGACCCAGCTAGCATGATATTTCCAAGCGTCAAGATCGGCGAAGCCGCCGAAGGGAAATCTTTACGCGAGATGGAAATATTCTGCTAGCCAACATGAAATCATCAGTGATTCATATTGAAGTTTGGTCAACTGTAGTTGAGCGTAGAGTCGCCAACACTCGCGCCACCGCGATCCACCACTTTTAGTTGTACAACGTCCGTGTCTTACTAGGACGCAGATCTGACTCTTCCAGTCGGGCAGTTTGGGGTGTGGCATTGGGCGACTGGAAGAGTTGCACCTACCAGCGAGCGTCTATCAGCTCGCCGGTAGGTGCTGACACCATTAGATGCCAAGAGCTAGACCTATTACAAATATCATGTAGAGTGTGCAAGCTAGCATGAAGAAGTTTATGAGCATGTATCTGATCATGTTAGAAACCTTTCTTTGCAATGTTGATGAAGTTATTTAGGAATGAACCGAACTGTGAGACTATTGAGTTTTCAATGTGCGATGCTCCTAATGCTTCATATATTCGATGACCATTCTCGTTTTGATCATATATGTATCGTGCAAATTTAGATGCATGAGTAGGGTGAGCATTGAGTGTGACTATGTATCTCAAAGCTTCAGTCAATCTTGGTTCGATATATGCAAGATCCTCTTTGGTTGCGTGACCTTTTGATATGACTTGTTGATGCATCGATGCTAGTGCGAACATACAATCTTCAAGGTTGTCGATTGCTTCTGCGTAGTTTGTATCTGATATGTACATTTATAGCTCCTTTGTTTCTAGTGATAGGTTTAGCAATTCAGGCATGTAGATTATGTTTTCCATGAAGCAACTTCTGCCGTATGGATTGTCGAATGTTCTCTGGTGATTGATGATGCGATCTTCTGCACCATTTCTACCATAATATATGAATGAATATTTGATAATGAATACTGTTTTCATTGTTATCTCCCTTAAGATAAGTTGAAGAGCCGACTCCGAAGAGCCGACTCCATTTGAGGTAGTTACTTGATGCCAAGTTTAGCTTTGACAGCATCAGCTTTAGCCTTTACAAGCTCTGCTCTTTTCTTCTGAGCATCCTCTTGCTTTGCCTTAGCGACATTGGTTGGAATGTACTGCTTTTCCTCGTACTCAAGATACATTGATTCCAGCCACTGTTGGATGAACTTGATCTTGTCAACCGAACCTCGATTGTTTTCGATTCTGTTGTTCCAATGTAGCACTTGTTCATCCGACACTTGGTCGTTGGCGATTGCATTGTCAAGCTTGTTGCTATCATTCATCGCGAAGTTATCCATGTCGGTAATAGCATTGTATGTATTTTCTTGCATGGTACTGTACAACGCGCGTCTTAGCCACTTGATGACACCCATTTGATGTACACCAACTTTCCTATCGGTGTACACTTGTTCATCATCGACTAGCTTGGCATGTGCATACTCTTGCTTATCCACATCGTACGACAACAGATCTGGATTGTAAGAGTTACCCTCGCCCATGAGGAACCACTCGACATGCGCGAGACTCTTTCCGATGTCCATCTCTCCGAACTGAACATCGATGTCCTTTTTAGCTTTAGCCATCTGAGACAAAGCTGGACGGATATTCTGAGTTCTCCAACCCATAAGCATATCTTCTGTGAAGCGTAATGTGGTACTAGTTAAGTTACTATTTTTATTGAATGTAGTCATATCGACCTCCATATAAAAGTTAAAGTTAATGCAGTTTCTGACACACTTATCAAAAACTACTCAAATTCCATAATGTGAACCGATGTATATTAGAAGGATACCGACAAGGGAAAAACGAGGAGACAAATCTACCTGTCGAGGAGTATTTTCCAAACAGGTCTTAGGTATGGTTGGTTCGGTAAAAGACCTGTTTCTGTGTCGGTACGGTGAACGAAGTGTCTTGCACCGCCAAAAAAAATCACACCATAATGATCAGACGGCGCTCCAGCATACGATGTGGCAAGAAAGATGTATGTTCCGATGCGCCCAAAACCAACAGAATCATTTTTTTTGAGTCCTTCTGATATACACCCTCTTGGGTCTTTGATCGGTTTACATTATGGGAGCCTCATAGCGTAGGGAAACACGTTGGCGTAGAGTACACAAGTAGTAATAGCGTTTTTGAGGTGGCAATTTGAAAGAGTTTTTTTGATGATTTGCTGAGTCGTTAGGCAAGAAAAGGCTGGTAGTTGATGAAGTGGATGAGCTTAGTTACACAAGATAGGTCTTTTCTTGCCGACCCTTTTCGGAACACCCATGATCTGCGCCTATCATGCAGATCGAAATGTGCTGGCACATTGCATGCGACCACAGAAGTCTTTGCGATGGGTGTGGAGATTAGGGGAACGGTGGACGTTCAGAATAGATCACGAACAGAGCCATGTGCATGTGAGACATGTCGTCTTCATCATGTCTTGCATTCACATTCAGCGGAACGGTTCCGAATGTCAAACTTTTCGGTCTGAAGTTTGTCGACTGCCGTTCGAGTACGGCGATCGCATTATCAATGCAATTGATTCGTGGTGTGCTGACGAGACAGCACGTCTGATACAACGCGACCAAGAGTGAGCCTCACAGCGTATTTTACTGGCTTGCCAGCTTGATCACTAGTGATTAAAATATGATGGGATGTCACTCTTTTTTGTAGAATGTGAAAATAAGATATTGACAGGTAGACAGAAAATACTGCACAGTTGACGGCATGACACTTGTAAAGATAACCGAGAAACAGAAGAAGCTGGTTGATACGTTAGTAGCAAAAGGGTGCAGTATCAAACAAGCTAGCGAAGACGCTGGATACGCGAAGGGAGAATCAGGTAGAGTAACTGCTAGTAAGGCTTTGAAGACACCACATGTGCAACAGTATATGATGCAAGCAATAGCAGACAGTATGAGTGTGAATGCTACGAAAGCACTGAACAAGATCGTACAGCTATCAGGTAGTGCTAAGTCTGAGTACGTAAGCCTTGAAGCTAGTAAGGATTTGCTTGATCGTGCTGGGTTCAAAGCTCCTGATAAGGTGATGCACTCTCATGTAGGTAATGTCAATGTAAAGATAGACTTATCTTGATGCTTCTCTGTATACCATACAAGCGTAGTTGTGTGTGGTGCTTGCT